TCACGGTGATAGCAGAGCCAGACTCCTCCAAGATTATCTCAGGATTGAGAGTACAAGGCATCACCCTTGTACCCCCATCATTGATCTTCTCAAAAGTAACTTCGACCACACCCTCTTTGAGGTGTTTGATCAAGTCATTAACCACAGACGTCAACATTACTTCAACACCGTTTCGTACAATGCCTCAACATCTTCCATCTCACCAACAGTCTCGCTTAGATTCTGTTTGTGGAAGATTTTAGCCAATTTGTTCAGGTACTTCTTTGGCACATCAACGTCATCAGCAAGAGCTTCAATCGCTTCTTTGATGAATTCACGCTCTGCTTCCATCCGTGTGTACGAGTTGCTGATCTCTTCCATACAACCTTTGATTCGTTCTTTGTCTGAATCGCTAGACGGTAAAATAATATTGCTCATTGTGTTTCTCCATTGTAAAGTTATATTTCAATTTAATTATATCACACCATAAATATCTTCAGACTCAACCCATGTCATATAACCTTGCTTATGCAAGATGTTTGTGATAAGGCTATCATCTATGTGCGCATGCTCAATCTTAACAAATGTGGGTTTAACTTTCCAGCTGTACACGCCGAGGATATTTAACTCATGCCCCTCAACGTCGATCTTCATGAAGTCAATATGACCAATCTCGTTTTCTATGAGATAAGTGTCCAGTCTACAACATGGCACTTCAATCCTATCCAACAGAAGATGGGCGTTAGCTGGGCGACTGAACATGCGCCCACCTAAATGATCCGCATCGTCCACAACACCAATCCCACGCGCCCAGTCATCGGTTTGAATGCTTTGGTTGAACGCAACTGTACCATTCTTATTCGATACAGCCATGTTATCAACTTTGACATCATATTGGGCTGTCTTGTTAGCCATAATTTCAGCATAACGTGGATCAGCCTCAATCATATATCCAGACCAACCTGCTTCAGCGAGAGGAAGACACGTGTCAAAATCACACGTGCCTATCTCTAGGAAGACTTTCCCATTACCCATTGTATTTGCTTCCAGCCTCAGTAGCAACCCAATACTCAACAACAGAGCCGAGGAAGTGGGAGATGCCTTTAGACGATACACTAACCTTATAATCATCAGACATAAACTTCAGATTCTCGGTCTTGAAGATGAACTCAAACTCAGCTTCAGTGTTACCAACCGACAGACCAAACTCATTAGAAGTTGGATTCTTTGTATCAGTAGCAACCAAAGAGACAGTGCCGTCCGAACCACGAACAACAACTTCAGGCAATGACAGTTGATTCGCAGCGTTGACAACTTTCTTATAGTTGGCAGCGGTCATATCAAATTGAACTTCAGGATCAGGCAGCTCAAGATTCTTCTCGGGTGGAGAAGTTATCATTGACGGATCAGTGTATGTGTAGCGACATTGACTACTTGGTTGTGACGCTTCACTGACGGTTAGTGACGATGAGCCGAAGTCAAAGACAGCATCCTCAAACAAACTAGTCAACCCAAGAAACTGATTCATCTCATAGATGGCAAAGTCTTGTGGGAATGATTCACTTACAACAGCAGACGCAAGGATGTTCTTCTGGGGTGATACAGTTCGTAACACGTTGCCAGTCTTAAATGATAACGATGGATTTATCGTTGAGAAGTTCTTTAAAACTTCAAAGGTGCTTTCACTAATTTTCATAATCTATCTCTCCAGTTCTTGTAAGTCGTGATTGTGTAATGCGATCAACGCATAATGTAATACTTTCATTAAGTCCGCACGATTATAGCCATTCTTGTTGCCATATCGTTGGACATATTTAAGAACATTTCCAAGGGCAAAACCCTCACCATGTCCGCAGTCAATAATAAACTCAGTTGACTGGAATTTATTCTTCGAGTAATGGGCTGAGTAAGTCGAGTCGACATACTCTTGAAATTCATTAATTAACTCAGCTTCATTAAACTTATAGAGATTATAGTCGAAATCATTGCGTCCGTCAACCCCAGAGTCACCATCACCACACATTGCTTGGTTACGGTCAATATCAGCATAATACTCGTCGGTGTGGGCATAGCTATCTTCGACACTTCCCTCTTTATTAACATATGGGTATGTTTGCGTTACCTCTGCAGTTGTCCGTTCCTTTCCATAAGTTGTCCAATTCCAATTCTTTTCCATTACTTTTTCACCCTTTTCTTGTTTCTCTTTATGTCAGTCCCAGCAGTAGGTGAAGCACCCACCTCAGAAAGGTCTGCCAATGAACCACCAAATGTGTACGAACCAGTATGAAGCAATCTCATCCAAGGACACAACCAAGTCTCAACACCAATCTTTTGCATCCACTGACAGAACATATAATCTTCTGACAAGTATCGCTTTGAGTCTGGATCAATCAATGCTTGGAAGTACATCATGATCTCGCGTGAACCATCAAACGACTCAGTTCTTGCGTGGTCAGGCAAGTATGTATAATCTGGATATGCTTCTTGGAACTTCTCAAACGCAGATCGTTGAATCATCATGAACCCAGTGCCACCCTCAAGAACCTTACACGGCTGATTGAGTAAGATATTTCCTGATTCTTTGGGGTTGAATACATAATCACCAACATACTTCTCAAGATCATTAGGGTTGTCGTCAGCAAAACCTTTATCGACAGCCATCTTAATCTTTTCCCAAGCAATCGTTTTCTTGGGATATGCACCACACATCACTTCTTTGCGGTCTTCACCCTTTTCTTCTGGATCCATAAATGCAGCCAGAGACAAAACGTCATGAGGATCAAACCCGATATCCGAATCAATGAACATCAAGTGGGTGCATTCACTTCTCATAAACTCATCAACGCAATAGTTTCTGGCGCGAGTGATTAGCGATTCATTGAACAAATAAAAGAATGTTAGATCCACACCATATGCTTGGCATAGTCTAGACAAGTCAGAACAGGATTTAGAGTACATCCCGTGACACTGTCCCCCATACATTGGAGTGGCGAGCATAATTTTGCGTTTCCGCAACTCTTCAACTGGTATTTCCATCAGTACCTCTTTGATTATAAATTAAGTTATGTGTAGATTATACAATAGAAAGGGAGAAAAGTCAACCCGAAAGTTGACTCTCCCATTACCGCTAGAATGGAGCGTCTTGAGTAGTGTCAGCATTGGCAAGAGGATCACCCACATCACTGTCACCGCCCAAGTTTACATCAGCGTCCAGCTTGGCGTACAAGTCACGAAACGAGGCTTTGGTGTCCTCATCAAAGCGATTAATACACATGTCAATAGACTTCATACGGTCATCAAATATCTTGAACGCTTTGGCGATGTGGACAAGGCGACGAGTAGAAATTATCTCATCAATACCACCATCATAGAAAGTCTTGCGGATGATGTCAGCCCAGTCAACCAGTTTAGAAACAAACTCATCATCTTGGACAGCAAGGTCTTCAAACACAGCCGAGAGTATTTTCTTCTCAACAGCAACACTAGGATATTCTTGCTCAAAGGTGACAGGGAAACGCTCAAGGAACGCTTCATTCAAGACGTTAGTCCCGATAAATCGACCATCATCAGATCCTTTACCTTTGGTGTTACCAGTAGCAACAACAGTGAAGCCAGCAGCAGGAGAGACAAACTCACCAGTCTTCTTGATGAAGTAGCCTTTACCCTCAAGGATAGACTGGAGACACATGATCTTGGCAGGGTTGCCCAAGTCAATCTCATCCAGAAGCAATACCGCACCACGCTCCATAGCTTTGATGACTGGACCTTTGAAGAAGCGAGTCTCACCATCAACAAGACGGAAGCCACCAATCAAGTCATCTTCATCTGTCTCAACAGTAAAGTTCACACGGATTGATTCACGCTTCAATTGAGCACAAGCCTGATCAACCGAAAACGTCTTACCATTACCAGACATACCAGTAATGAATACGGGATAGAACATGTTAGACTTGATAACATTCTTCAGAGTGCTGAAATTACCAAACGGAACAAACAGCGGATCCTTGACGGGCACTAAGTTTTGAGTGAAGCCTGTAGAAACGACATTCAAGTCAGCGACTAAGGCGTTTGGCTGTAGCGCAGGCGCAGGAGCTGGAGCCGAAGCTGGAGCAGGTGCAGGGACGGTATTCGGCGCTATATCAGGGAGATTGTACAACCCACGATCAACGCGCAAGGATTTGTGGAAGTATGAACTCGGAACTTTCACCCCAAGCTCACGAGCTACTCGCTTCGTCTCAAGGCTAGGAACAGGCGCATCGGGATATAGGCTCTTCAAAGTATCAAATAAATTGGTCATATAGGTCTCTCTCATTCATTCATTTAAGTAGCCATTATACGGCATAATTCGGTATAAGACAACAACTATTTTCAGTTTTTTTATATCGTTTTGGAATAAAGAATCCTTTCCTTATAACCAAAATATAGGTTAAATATCAACCTATTTAAGCGATAGCCGAGATCAGGTCGGACAACATCTTTCTAGAAGACTTCTTATCATTGTTTGCTTTCTTAAACGCAGTCCGCACCGAACGCTTCGACTCACCACGCTCCACTTCAATAGCACCATTAGCAGTCTGAAGGTTCTTGCCGCCACTAATAAGATAAAGGTGATCGTATCCAGAGTTTGGAACCACCGCAAACTTTTCCTTGCGGACGCCAGAATATAGGCTTTGGCCATCTTCCCAACTAACCGACGATGGAAGCGAATTGCTGAACTGTCGTCTATTCAACGGCATAATTCGATAGCCGATAGTGGTAGAGCCAGTTTGATCTCGATAGAATTCAAGTAAGGTCTTGGTGATAGCATCTCTCTGACCATTAACCCGCTTGCGCTTCTTGGTTACTGGATCAGTAATATAAAGGACTTTGGATCCAATATAGTTAAATGCCCCACCAACACGCTTGTTAAATTGTCGATCAGGAGCTTGTTCAGCATCATAGTAGAAACTTGTGTTACTATCACCGTCAGTCAAGAACATAGTGTTGACAATATCAACGCGAGTCTTTTTCTTGAAGTCATCATGTATTTTAAACGCAGCCATGATTGATTCGTTCAATGGAGTCGAACCGAGCATCAAGCGATTCGGGATATAATAATTGATGTATCCACGCGTATATCCAGAAGAATATTGATTATAATAATTACCAAGAACCAACATATTTTCAGCCATCTCAGTAAACTTCTTGCGGTTCATATCGCTAGAGAAAAATTCAATCAAGCGGAATCTTGGATCATATGTCATCTGTCTATCACTAGCATTATCTGGGTGAAGCGCACTGGTCGTTTCCAACTCCGCGAACCTATCACTAAAGGCATACACGCGGAATGGGATATTGACTTGGCGACAGAACAAAACAAGGTTCAGCATTTGATCAATAGTGGGCTTCAAGTCTGCAGCCATAGAACCAGACCAATCAATATACATGATCATACCATGATTTTTTCCGTCAGGCGTTATGCTAACCTTTCGGAAGATATCGTCATTGTAACGATAGCTGTTCATCTTGACAGGATCAATAACACCAGTCTTTGACACAGACTGGCGGGCATATTCTGCCGCAGACTTTTTCATCTCAAATTCTTTTGCCATATACTTGATAGCAGGCTTATTGTTCACAAGGAATTGTTTGTAGAGCGCGACACCAGTCGCTCTCATCGTGGGCGCAAACTCACTAGTGTTAAACATCTCAAAGATATCGTCAGCACGAACAACAAGATCATCAACAGGGTTGGTCGGGAAATGAATACTGGTCACTTCAACATTAGGATCATCACCATGTTCAGCGCTGATAGCTTGACGAAGAGCGCTGTCAGTCTTTGAGGCGATTGATTCTTCTGGGTCACCCGAGTCATCACGGTCATAGCCAGAGCCAACCGATTCATCACCGTCATAATCTTCATCACCGTCTTCATCTTCTTCTTCATCTGATTCTTCATCACCAGCGCCTTTCTCATCACTCTCAGTCTCATCATCAGAATCATCATCTGATTCTTCATCACCAGCCTGCTCACCAGCACCGTCAGTCTCAGGCGAGTCATCTTCACCGTCAGCATAATCTTCTTCATCAGCAGCCTGATTGGCAGCAGCGCGATCATCTTCGTTTCGCTCTTTACAAAAAGCATACAACTCATCAGTAAGGGCAACAACTTCTTCCCATGTTTGAAGCTGCTCAATCTTTTTGATCCAGACCATTTCATCACGCTCAATACGAACACCAGCAGAGCGTCCTGCTTTGAAGTAAGTATTGATTCGGTCAATGAAGCTGTAGCGATTAATCTCTACAATGTCACCACCAAAGAACCCATCAGCAAGCATGCGCTTATAAGAAGATATAAACGAGCGGCGCAATCCAGGATATCGTGTCTGAACCATTTTCTCAATGCGGGCATCTTCAACGATGTTCAGATACTGGCGATAGATTTCACCCTTTGAAGAGGCAGACTCATGCCAACCAGCTTCAGGAGTATATAAGGCATGACCAACTTCATGACCTACAAGATGGTCATAAGTGTCAGCATGCATGTTATCCCACATAGGGAGAGTAAGGACGCGATCACGAACATTAAAGGAAGCAGTCGGAGCTGTCTTATGAACAACCGTGATATTCTCGGAAGCCAACAGGCGAGCTAGGATGTCTTTAGAAGCGATATTCATATATTGGTCTCTCATCAAATTAGACGCCCATTATACGGCACAATCAAGGGCAAGTCAACAACTAATTTTAGCCAACTTTTACGGACAGCAGGCTCTCATCAATTTAGAAGCCCATTATACGGTATATTCAGAGATTAGACAACAACTATTTGGGGGATTTTTATACCGATTTAGAATAATAATCGAGGTTTTTAGAACTAAAAAGAATAAGGGAATAAAGCCTTGTAATAACAACAACTTAGCTCTATTCCCTCATTTGGGTGTTACGTTAGGCTGAAAAGACAATAACTCATAACAGCATATGCAGTCACTTGAAATGCCCAACAACCCACGCATTCGGCTTTTGACCTTAACATGGGGATTTCTCCTCGAAAATTAGTTTATATTAATTTTTCGAGGACGCTTCTCTTCTGGTAAATTGACCTTTAGATTTACTACAAGGATTCCTTTATCTAGAGTTGCTCCAACTACTTCGACATACTCGGACAGTCGAAAAGTTCTTTGGAACCTTTTTGTGGAAATACCTTTGTGTAGATACTCACACGATTCATCGTGGTATTGATCGCCCACGATATTCAAAGTTCTTTCATCTTGTTCAATAGATAGATCCTTCATATCGAAACCCGCGACCGCAACCTCAATCACATATTCATGCTCGCTGATTTTAACAACGTTATGTGGTGGGTATGTATCCTTGGCGCTTCGAGTTACAAAGTCTAGTTCACTGAACAGGTGGTCAAATCCAACAAATGATGCGCGTGGGAAAAGACTCGGTGTTTTAATACTCGTCATAATGCTCTCCTTTTTAAAGCAAGATTGATAAGTGAACCCGATTATTCGGCATTCACTCACCTATTTATATCAACTGGCTATTGATTTCTCAATAAAGTCAATAATTTGTTGTGTATCTTCAGGGACATTGTGAGCAAAGGTATGGACACATCCAGCTTCACCCATCAATATTTTCTCCCCAAACATATCTTCAATGTTAGCAACCTTAGTCACCCGTCCATTGATAAACGTCTCAGACTGATCAGAACCTCTGTCCGCATAACGCTGTTGGCGTACTGCGTCATCTGTTTTCAGAACTATGATTGATAGATCATGTCCCGCTCTCTTCACAGCCTCGAAAAATTTAGAAGAAGTAAGCCGATCACCCTCGAACACAACGACAGGTGATGGCTCATTCCCCATATACTCTACTGCCATTGGCTGTACTGCCATTGACAACTTATCAGTTCCCGCAAAGACTTCACCGTCTTCATACTTACCAAACAAGCGGATGTCGCCTGAAACATAACCATCAAGCAACTTAACAGGAGTGTCTTTAGTCCATTCCCGCTTTGCCATCCACTGCCGCATGAGCGTTGTTTTGCCAGTTCCTGGAATACCAATGATACCAATCACTTTACTCACGAGAAGAAACCCTCTAATGATGTTTGCGATTCAGCTTCTGGATGATATTGATTCAGCATATCAACTCCACCTTTATCTTTAAGGTAATCAAACCACTCATCTTCAGCCCACATACTTGGCGAAACGCCATTCCAAAAACTTTTCCATAGCTTATGATCTTTGTTTAATCTACGATCATCAACATACTGCTTTCGGAGAGATTCATATTCCCACGAGCCAACATCAAGCATTTTCTCACGGAAGTAGCATACAAGCGAGATACGCTCCATGTCTTCAATAGAAGTTCCAGCAGGTGGCTTCAGCTCAGTGTTGCCGTGTATGCCGCCATGGTTGTTGATCAATAACAGATCTCCAGGACGGATGTTAATGCCAACACGAAACTCTGGAAGAACAAGATAACCACCCTCCCAATTCTTTGCTTTAGCAACAACAGTTAGATTAGAGAAACCTTCATTCAAGTCGCCAGCATCTCGGTGACATGCGGTGCGGAAGTTCTTATTCACAGTAACTGTAGTGAACGGAGTATCTTCGCCCGCAACACGGAAGCGTGGATCTAGTTTAGCGGCAGCTTCATTCTGAATACCATATCGAATAGGCAAGTGTTCTTTAAACTTAGCGGACAACTGACGCATGAAAGGATAGCACTTCTCATATACGCTGTAGTTGTTCTCAGTGTACGCAGTCGCTCGACCATATGGGATGCGAGGATAGCGATCAAAGAAACCAGCAATACCTGACAACACCATGTTAGCATATGTTGTCTCAGAGATATAGTTCTTCTGTGTTGCCTTTGCGTCTTTCTGAGAATCTTCGGCAGACATACCTTTCCACTCTTCAACCTTATCACTGAAGAACGATTCATAGTTGTAGCCATTGTCGGTAATCTTAGAACGGATCCAGACAATACCACGTGACTCACTCTCAGCAGCCACAGCGTGTCTAGCTTTGATTCTTTCTACTGGATCAGTGTCGTCCTCAAACAAAGTAACTTCACGTTCAGCAAAGTGCTTCATAATGTCTAACTGTTCTTCAGTAACCCAATCACGACCGCCTTGCTTTGCTCCTTTTGGACCAGCAGCTAGACCACGATTCTGTGTGGGTAATGCCGCACCAAGTAATCCCTCATATGCGCCATGTTGTTGTTCTTCAGTGAATACGTTTTTACGAAACTTGAAGATAATGTTGTCTTCGTTATTCTCTCCACCAAAGCCAGCAGGAGCATAGAAGTCAGTGTTCTCCTCACAGATAAAGTCCCAGTCAGTATCTTCCATATACTTGCCGAGTTTGTCTTCGCAATTATCCCAAAATTTAGCGGTAACAGTTCTGACTCCAGTTCTGTTATCTACACTCACATCATATCTTTCGTTTATCACGCCAATCATATCATAAATCTCTCTAGACCGATATCGGTCATCTCATTTGTAAATGTATTCATATGGTCAATTTTCCCAGTATCTAGGAAGAGTTCCATTTTACCCTTATTCACTGAATTTGTCAAGTATTCATTTCGTAGTGTTTCTTTCCTAGCATCCCACATAGGAGTCCAGTCTATACCAACCCACTCATCGCACTCGACTTTCTTTATTTCCTCAGCCTGTCTATCTATATAATATCCGAGATAGCGTCCTCTGCTCTTGCGGAATAACTTCTTGAATGAGCACAGCGCAGTTTCCATAGCAAAGAAGTCAGCCTTGTGAGCCGAGTCAGGAAACGCAGTCTTGACCTCAGCCAACATATCCGCACCCTCATCTTCCATCCACTGTATTTGATCAGCAGTCAACTTAGTGCTCACCCAGTCATCTTTACCCAGAGCATAACATAAACCGTTGCGGTGGGATTTAGATCCTGAGTAGTCATGTAACCATAGGTTTGGAACATCAACATTCAAGTCAGCACACTGCTTCAGAGTCTGTATATAGAACCAAGAAGTGTAACGACCAAACTTATGTAGAGAGTTGACAGCTTCCCACACATTAGCAAAGTTCTCATATTTATCACCATTACATAACTCGGCAAACGCTTGAGCTTGAGTTCTATCACCAACCCATGCTTTGTATGATTCAAACTGATCCGCTAGATGACCTTTGTTCCACTTAGTGTCAGTCTGATAACGTAGTCTTGAATAGTTTTCGTTGTTCCATTCTCTCAGACGATCTACACCAACCAGCTCCATATCAGGAAACTCATTCCAGATAAGATATGCTGTAGGGAAGTTGTATGTCGTACCATATAACCAACACAACCAAAGGCGCTGCTCTATATTATACTCAAACCGATCAAAGAAATAGTTTGTGATGTATAGCGCAGAGTCACAATCTTCTATCTCAAGACCCCACCCAAACCAATTGATGAATGCTTGCTTACGATGTTCACTTAGTCGATAATCCATTAAAAGAAACCCTCTAGAGTATTTGGCTCATCACCTATCAATTTATCACGCATCCAATATTCGCCTACAGCAGCAATTGCTTCTTCTACAGTAGCGGTCTTTTTCTTACCAAAGCCATGTGATTCAAGCGACTCATTTGTAAGCTGCTTCACAACCTTAGCGTCAGTGGGTGTGGCTAGATGAGGCATCTTAATTGCGGTAGCTCTGAACATCCGTTGTTCTCTCGCAGAGGCAAATAGTGGCTGGTCAGATCGTAACGAGCCTGTCGGATCAACTGCCCAGAATACTAGACCATTTCTCTTATGCCAAGTAACTGATGATGGAGTACATGACAACTTCAATCGAGTCATACCATTATCGCAAGCATCAGCCATAACCTGTTCCCAGATAATTGTAGCGTAACCTTTACCCTCTTGCCCTTGGCGAGTTACGATCTCATATAGATTGATGTATCGTGATCTCTGACTATATGTAGCGAATACAAAGGCAACCAACTCACCATCCACTTCCAAAGCAAACGGCGGATTCTTATCATAGTTCTTGAATCGAAACCAAAGGCTGTGTGAAGAGTTGAGAAACTTAGTGTTTCTACCCTCTGGGGAGTCCTCTATGACTGCCTCCACCATCTCTTGTGTACAACGTACTAACTGCATTGTAGATCCCTCACTAAAGCGCCGCCACGTATTTTTTTTCCGACACTTAGCTCACCATTGTAAATATAAGACTGGTACATACCGCATTGTGTTGTATCGCCGCAGCCGCTTCGATTCAGGATATCTTTGGTTGACGCAAACACTACACCATTGCTTCTGGCACTATACCATAATGGTCTTGCTTCGTTTCTAAACGCAGATAATGTTTTGTCTTTGGTGATACTACAAACTGCCATACTAGCAGGAGAGAAGTCATTGAGTGGATGTCTATTGGCTTCAAAGGACTTCAATATGAGCTCACTATCATTTGCTGTCTCGGTGTCATACTTCCATTGGCTCATATCTTCTTGCGAGATAACGCCGTTATGGACTATGCTTTGATTGCCGTTAGAGAATGGTTGGTTGTAACGCAAGTCAGAAGTGGAGTAGCGGATATGACCAATAAGGTATATTCCACCATCCTCATTGACCATACTGCTGATGGGGTATCTCTCTAGAAATTGGTCGCAAGGAATCCCTTCCTTAATGGTGTGAATTTCGCCATTCTTGATATAAGAGACTCCAGTCGCATGCTTGCCTCTTATCATTGACTGTTGGAAGACATTCTCGACTAGACGGATATTCTCCAAAGAGTCGCGACTCACTGTCGACCTTTCCAACCATACACCTATCACACCACACATAATATACCCTGAATTAGTTGATTTCAGTTATTATACACTACTTCACCAGATTAATCAAGTATTTTTTTCGCAATTTGTCTAGCCTTTTCTTTTCTTTCCTAGCTCTGTCTACTTGGACAGATGAAGCTCTGCTGGTGAAGTTTATACCAATAAGGTAATCGTTCGCTTGCTGAAAATACTTCGCCATGAACTCATTAAGTTTGTGTGTGTCAACGTTACCGTCAGCAGCGGCATATCTTGCTCTAATATACGATGGACGCTTCACCTTAATGAACAGCCCATTATATGTAACACATCCCTCTTCTTCATTTATTGTCTCTTCCGATTCCCACACGATAGTTGGGTTGAATACGGTGATGATATTATTAGGATCATCAGGATTCCCGACAACAAAAACCGAAAGGTTGATTCCACACTGATTAGCCGACAGCGCATAGGCACGATTAGCTATCATCGTTTCTTTAAGGTTCTCTGCCAACTCAACTGGATCCATCTGTGGATTGTCGAAGTCAAACTTCACTGTTGCTCTGCGCAAACCAATATGGTCTAACGACATCAAATTATATATCATGGTGCTATCCTGCTAAACGATTTAACTTTCTCAAAACGGATCTGGCTGCGGAATTTATCAGTCAGAACGTCACCCTTGGTATGTGTAATGATAAAGACATTAGTGTCAGACATATCATTCAATAACTTTGTCAACTCATCAGTACCTGTAATGTCAAGAGAGTTATCAAACACTTCATCGAGTATCAGTAGGTTTGTGTTTGTTGAATTCTTCAGCTTTGCAATGGCTCGCCATGTAAGTAGTAAGGCGATATCAATACGAGTCTTTTCTCCCTCAGAGAAACTAGCATAAGAAAACTCATCACGATGGCGACTTTTAATAATTTCATTGAATTCCTCATCAAGTTCAAAGTTCACAAAGAAGTCTAATGCTGACAAGTATTTGTTCACCAGCTTATTCATAATAGGGACATACTGCTTGATGATCTTTGACTTAATGCCGCCATCTTTAAGCATAGTAGATGCGATCTCAAACAATGCCTTATCTTCTGACAATGCGCTGGCTTGTTTACTATACACCCCCAAGTCTGTCTTGTAGCTATCCAGTTTAATGGTCGCATCGCTGTCTACAGTAGATTGCTGCTCGGCAGTTTGAATCTTCTGCTCAACACCTTTGATCTGATCACCATACAAACTAATTTGCGTTTGACAATCACGTATCTTATTCTGAGCATCTTGTATCTCATACTGTATAGTATTCATCTGACTCAGCTCTTCATGCAGCTCATCATACTCAACCTTCAATTGGCTTATAGCGTCTTGCGTTGTATGCAGTATCTCAGCGGTCTTGTCGATCTTCTGCTTCTTAACTTGCATGTCAATGATCTGTTCGCAGGTCGGGCAATTATCGTTGTTGTCATAGAACTTGATGCGCTTCTCAGCTTTCGACGACTTATCATGTAGCTTATCTAAGAGCGTTGACATCTTATTTGACTTAGCTTCAGACTTTCCTTTATGAGAGATTGAGTCAATCAGAGTATCAGCTGTCATAGTAAGCGCAATACAAAGGTTGTCAGCATCCTGCTTTGACTCAACATATCCCTGAGCCTCATCCTTTAGCGAGACAATCAGCTTATTGGCGTCCGAAGTAACCTGTCGAAGATATTCCTTTTGTACATCTATCTTCTCTTGAGTTATATCAAGTTGATAATTGACTTCAGCGATATTCCGTTTGTTCTCAGAAACTCTTTCTTTCAACAAGAGATTCATAGTGGAGAATATCTGGATATCAAGCAAGTCCTCAATAACCTCTCTACGATCACGTGTAGATAACTGCATGAACGGAGTGAAGGATGCGTTGCCTAGAATAACGATCTGAGTGAACGATTTATAATTCAGCTTGAGGATAGTGTTCTCTAGAATAAGCTGATAGTCTCTGGCATTTCCAGGTTGGTCAACCAACTTACCATTTTTGTATATCTCGAAGAATGCAGGCTTCATACCTCTACGAACCTTATACTCAACGGTTCCTACATTGAACTCAATCTCAACCACACATCCCTTTTCGTTGATACTATTACAGAGCAACGCCTTATTGATCTTGCGGAAAGGTTTGTTGAATAGACCAAAGACGAGAGCGTCTAATATGGTAGATTTACCCGCACCATTTTCGCCTGTAATGACCGTGCTCGGAGACCGATTAAGCTGGATCTCTGTAGCCACATTACCTGTGCTCAGGAAATTCTTGTAGGATAACTTCTTGAATAGTATCATAATTTACAGTTTACTCTATTGTGAGGGATTCATTATATAACGAACGGAGCAAAGAGTCAAGCCTTTCTTTGGGTACGTTGTCAGATAAGCCTCCGACATACTTGGAGAGTATCGTCATAGTGTCCTCAGCCTCATTCACTATATCCTCATCGTCCTCTAGATTCAGGTTCATATGATCATCTACGATCTGGATATTGAGCGGATCAGACTTATACAGCTTGTCAATGAATAGATCAAACCAGTATGGATTGTCACACTTCTGTTTAATCACCTTGACATAGGTGTTCTTGAACCCGTCAAAGTCTACATCAAGAAGATCTTCCATCGTCTTGCCGTCTTCATTATAGAACACTTTATGGAACATAGAGTATGGATTGCGTACAAACTCAAGCTCTCGCTTATCAGTATCGTAGATATGGAAGCCTTTAGTATCGCCATAATCAGCCCATGTAAGCTCATAGGGACAGCCGAGATACTCGATATTGTTTGTAGTTGACTTATGGTGGAAGTGACCAGAACATACAAGCTCAAACTTAGAGAAGTCCGCAATCTTCATACCATGCTCGTTCATGTTACCGCGATCCATCAGACAGCCAGCAATCTCTAGGTGACCAAACAACACTTGAGCTGGGGTGTCTTTCATAGACTGAATCGCAGCGGCATAGTTTTGATTGTTTATCCAAGGCATGATATGAATGTCATGACCATCAAACTTCAGGTCAGTAGGCTCTGAGTAATAGTTCACATTAGACTTATCAAACAGCTCCCGCATGGAGTTCACATCATTAGTGTTTTTATATGGAACGTCATGATTGCCGACTATAACGTGTAACTCAATACCCTCTTCAGTACACTTATCAATGAACATCTCCTTCATTCTACGGAGAGTTACATAGTTGATATACTTGCGTCGATCGACAATATCACCTAGATGGATGATTGTATCAATACCCTGCTCCTTCAGGTGAGGAAAGAAGTGTTTGCTGTAAAACTTCTCAAAGTAGTCTAAGAAGTTTACGCTGTCATTACGAATACCGAAGTGTGTGTCGGTTACTAATCCAATTTTCATTGCTGAAGTTTGCCCTCTTCCGTTTCTTTCTTCTTCTTGATCTTTCTTCGCTTATTTTCTTCGAAGTCCTCAACAAACCTCGCCATGTAGTCTTCAGTCCACTCGCCATACTTAACGTTGTCATTGTAGTCATTACCAGAATCATGACCTTGAGTGTCCGCAGTATCACCCAACACATTAGTGTGCTCAGAGAACTTAATCTTCACATACAGGTTCTTTTTCTCTTTCTGTATTCTACGGAGGAACGCATAGTAGATGATCTGTGTGAAATACGCAAATGGGTTGTTCGACTTCTCAGGGTTGAAGTTGTCAATATATTGTAGGCAGTTCTCGATACCATCACAGACCATCTCATCTCGAAAGGTGTAGTTGATGAAGTTTGGTTTGTATGATAGGTGAGTCGCTATCTTCATAATGCAGTCAGCAATATAGTTCGAGACGATAGGTCTTGGTGCACCACTTTCCTTTGCGTCTATGACGCTCTGACGGAACTCAGTCATAGCCCCCAAGAACTTCTTGTTATCAACATAGTATGGCTTCTTCTTTGCTGCTTTTGACATAATATAATCCTAATGCATCGTTGTATTAGCTGTTGATTCTGATTGAGCCACGACTTTAGCATACACTTCCTGTATCTGTCTATCGGTCATCTGTTCTTCATCATCAGAAGAGAAAAATGAAGCAGAGCTATCACTTTCCATTGAATCATTTATTGTTTCTAGACATCTATTATAATACGTTATCATGTCCTCGTCAACCTCTGATTTCAACATAATTGCGCTTTGCTTTATGTGAAACAGATTCACTTCTTTAGTCAACGGAACCCATATTGTACAGATGCAAATAGGCGAAGCATCCTTTCTGGTGTGTACAGTTATCTGTACTGGGTCGATGATATGAAGATGCGTTTCGTCTTCAAATGTAACTTCAGTAAGAAGCGTCTCTCCATTGATTAGCTTAACAATCTCAATGCTCATTCTCAATCCCTATATTATATATTTTATATTCAAAATTCTCTTCATTATACATCTTAACTCTCACAGCAAAATGTTTCAGTGTATGGTTATTCCATGACTTCCAACTCAGGTCATCGGATACATCATAGAGAGTGGCGACCTCTTTATCATCGCCCTTTCTCAAGCCCCTGCCGATCGACTGTAAATTTCTTACACGTGACTTACTAGGACTGGCAAAGATAACATTATGTAAATTTCTAATGTTGATGCCAGTAGAGAAAGTCCCATAAGACGCAATAATAACGGCGTTGTTTTCTTTTTCGGTGATAGCACGTACACTCTCTCTGGTATCGGCATCTACTCCTCCATATATAAAAAATACTTGTCTACCCTCTTCAGCAGCTTCGCTTATCATATCATATAAGATACGACCATGCTTATCAACATACTGGAAGAGTAATAGTGTATTACCTTTTCGTGTTAAAGTCAAGTTCTTTAGGAACGCATTACGCTTGGCGTGGCTTACTATGAAGTCCATTTCAGCTTGATAAGTTGAGTTCTTCACAACCTTTCGAGTAGCATCATCATACTTTAAGACGAGACATTTGATACGGAAGTCTGATAGAGTCTTGTTGTCAATCAGCTCTTTAGTGGTGATCACCCGCATAACTGGACCAAACATTCCCTCCAACACCAGCTTATTGGTTACAGTTCCGTCTAGTGTTCCAGTGAAGCCAAACCGATACTTACAATCAACCATCTTCTCCATAATCTTAGTCAGAGACGTTGCTTTAAATAGGTGGGCTTCATCGCCGATGATTATATCAAATTGATCGAAGTATGATTTTGGTTGCTTGTAGATACTCTGCCAAGTACTGATAATTATTTTCGCTTCATCGACAGATTTAGCTTGACCTCCAGTAACAAGATGGGTATAATAGAACTGTCGCTCTTCGGAATAGTCATTAAAGTCTCCATTAAGCTGTGCTACCAATGATGTAGTCGGTACAATAACGAGTGCTTTCTTACAGGTCTTGCGTAGATAATACTTTAGTAGACAGTAGATGATAAACGACTTACCTGAAGCAGTAGGTGATAATATCAAAGCTCTGTGATTGCGAACAGCGTGAGCAACAGCTCTTAACTGATAGTCCCTTGGCTTCCACTTACCCTCTGTAAGAAACTTCTCCAAACCATTCAGCGGAATGTCAATTGTATCGTCGATACCATCATGAACAATAACTTCATACTCTCTATCAGCAGCAAACTTCTTTATCTTAGTGAGCAACCCTTTATAGATTTGCATTGTATTGACGTTGAATAGTCTTATCTTACCGTCCCACATCTTAGCTCTTACTGATGGGATGAACGAAGCTCCTGGAACCTCAAACTCAAAATAGCTTGATAGCTCCATAGCAATTCCACGATCGCATTCGACCTTTATGTGGACTTCATTCTTATTGTATATGTGTATCTGTTCCATAATCTAACCTGTTGTAAAGCGTGCCCAATCAACAGCCGATTTGATTTGGAAGCCACGGTTGTTTATACTCTTGATTATCGACTCAAGATAGCCAACCTTTTCTTCCTGCATACCAAGCTGTAGATTAGCCTGAATCATCATATCGTCTGATTCTATATAGGTGTCTACTTCATTCTTCAATAATTTCTTAAAGAATTGCTGGCGACCGATCTCTTGCAATTCGTCTTGATCAAGCTCGCCAAGATAATACTCAAGAAGTTTCCTCCGAGTTTTCTTTGACTCAGCCTTGAGCTTGAACAGAGCTATGCGCTCGCCCATAAAGATTTTTAGATATTTGTTGTGTACTTGGGGAATCTTGGCGCTTTCCGCACCAAGCTCAGTTTCATCAATCTTACTATCTTTGTCCCACTCTTTTACTATCTGTTCTACGTTCACATATCACCTCATTAAAAAAAACACCATTCACCATACTATTATACCGCATTACTTGATAGTCGTCAACTCATATTTCCTATAGTTGAATGTTACTTGGGCTTGTAGATAATCAACATCAGTTTGTTCAATGTTGAATTCAAGTGAAGAAAGGCTTGTTGGATACAAGTCTGTAAACTTGATTTCGATATTCGGGTTCATCGCAGCAGTAGTGATGATCATTGATCCGTCAGAATAGATGTTGCCCTTATCGCTTTTGGTTCGACCAAATGCTTTTGCTTGATCGAAGTTGTCTGGATAACCAAGACCGATCAACCAATCATATATCTCGATGAAGTTTTTCATGTCTTCATCGACACGAAAGTTCAGAGTGAACGTTCCGAAAGACAGCTTGTCTCCTGGAACTGGCATCTGAATGAATGGGTTGTTTACTGGACCTCCTTCGCTGAGGGAGATATCTGGTATGGTAGCTGCTGTACAAAAATAATTTACGTGCGGCAAGCGTTGCATACTGAACCTAAACCCTATGGGTGATAGGAAACTCTTGTTGATTGGTTGTGTGTTCTGTGTCATGTAACTCCGCCTTTAAATTGCTTACCCTCTATTTATAAGGCAAAAAAAAGAGGAGACCGAAGTCTCCTCTCAAAATGTTCGGTATAAACCGAATCTTTTTTCTTCTTATTGCTTACATAAGGTTAGCAACAGTCACTCGACGGTAGTACGAGTTCTTATCGTTAGCGGCAGTACCAACAACACCAGCACCTTCGCTAGTAGCGAAAGGATTGGCAACCATGCCATAGCGAGTCTTAAAGCCGATTTTAGGCTGGAAAGTATTCTCGCCAACAGCACGAACCATTTGTAATGGAACGTATGGGCAGTAGAACAAGCCAGCGTCAAAGGCAGAAGTACCTTTGTAGCCAAGAGTGAAGTAGTTAGTAGTAGTGTAAGGATCGATATAAACTTTAATGCGACCGTTTAATACACCAGCGAAAGTG